CAGGATGCCATGCCCAACCTTACCCCAACTGAGCGCGAGTTCATTATGACCGGCACGACAGACGATGAATGGGAGACCGTTTTCAGTGGATGAACCAGAAGACTATCAAGGTCCACTTAAAATAGATGGTTTTGATAAGGCAATCATTGGTGAGGTATGTAACGGCCAGCTCCCGCTGCTGATTTATGACAGGGCTAAGATCATAGAGATATTAAACAAAGATCAATGCATGGACTTGGATGAGGCTGAGGAGTATTTCTGGTTCAACATAGCTGGCGCATACATGGGATCAGGGACACCAATCATTGCATGGTTAAATTTAGAGGAATATGAAGATGCTGTTAACTAACCGTGACCGCAAGCAACTTACCCCCAAACTATTCAAGCAGCCAAAGGCAGGGTACTCCCTACCCCAAGTCTGCGAGGAAGAAGAGGAGTGGCAGAAGTTTTGCCAATGTAAAACCAAAGTTGTACGTAGGAAAATGTACATCGGTACTGACGGCTCTTACGTCATCAAACCGTGTTCTAGATGTGGCAGGAGAATTAAAGATGAGTATTAACGAAGCAACCCCCCAAGACTGGGATAACCTAAGAAAGCGTTACCCAGCCATTGAGAGGACCGATAAAGATATGCAGCCTGTCACTGAAGACATGGTCAACTCACCAGGGCATTACACCCAGGGCAGCGTTGAATGCATCGAAGGTATCCAGGAATCCATGACAACCGAAGGTTATCGAGGGTACTGCAAAGGTGCTGCTATGAAATATCTTTGGAGATACGAGCGGAAAGGAAAGCCCGTAGAGGACCTCCAGAAATGTCGCTGGTACCTCGACCGCTTAATAGCAAGTCATCAAGAGCAATCAGAAACATAAGAGTAAGAGAAAGGAAAATCATAAAGTTCATTGAGTCAGTGTGGTCCTAAGTATTAGTAAGTGAGGCAGTATTTTATTCACTTGTAGGACCACCGACCAATGTCTATAAATCATGGACGGCATGCATCCCCTGGTGCCAGGTTCTGGTGTTTAAGTAAGAGTAAAGAAAAGAAGATAACCAATGGTAGGGGATGAGGACACCCGCAGCATCCATTGACGGCTACAACGAGGCAACCTTAGATTGCCTACGAGCATCCCCACCACCAATTCCAAAGCTAGACCCATCCCATTGGTATGTCAATAGTTACATATACCCATGTCCCATACAGATAACTCCCTGTTCTATAGACGACATTTATTTTTGTCCACCCTATAGAGATAACGTGAGTGTCTGTACGTCGCGTGACAATGCAATAGCAGTCGCACCCAAGACCCCAATTGATACACAAGTTTCCCCTCTGTAATCCCTAGCATCGACCCTGAGTGTCTCCCTCCAGTCACGGTTGATGCTAGGTGGTTACTTTAGTTACACACTGGTACAGAAGTTACTTTGGTTGACCCAGGTAATTACTGCACCAGTTATGTCTAGCCACAAAGCATAGACAACCAAGGACCAGGACCAGGCAATCTATGTCGATCTAAGGTCCTTCGGTCGCCATGAATACCAAGGGAACCATAGTCACTGTTGATGCCTTAGATGGCATTCTGTGGATGCTGTGGTGGACTGTGGTTGGCTGTGGTGGACTGTGGTTGACCAAGGTGGACTAAGGACGTGGTCCCGATTTGTAGACAAAAATCCAGGGGTCAATCCAATAAATTTCTGAAGATAGCCAAATGTCGGTAATGTCGGACAGTGATTGGTCCAGGATAGCAGTCGATAACATATCCTCTGCTGTAAGAAACCCAGGAACCACGGGGCCTGTAGCAATCCCTGGTAGAAATCTGGGACTCCGGCCCTGGAATCTGGCCCCCATGGGTCTAATGTCCTGGTCGATTCAAAAAGACCGCTAAACCCCCGCCTTGTTGTTGTTGTTGTCTGACCTTTGTAACGAGAGTCCACCCACGAAACCAAGGACCCTAGTCCACCCATGAAAATCATTATTACCGAAGACTACCTAAAACACGGTTTCTTTCACGTCTTACCTGAGTTTGAACTCACGTTTACCCGTCCTGAGAATGAGCTATTGAGTATCCGCATTAGCTGGCTCAATGGGTCCCTCTGGATCGAGAAGTAACCCCCACACAGGAACACCCCCATGCCCATAGAACCCAATGTCCAGTACATAGATGACCTGGTACCTGCGAACCCACCCGCGACAGACCCATTGTCCCAGGTAGACGATCATCTCAAGTTGATCAAGCTGGCAGTCCAACAGTCGTTCCCAGGTATCACTGGGGCCATGACTGCAACCCATACGGTCCTCAATGGGCTCGATGGCAGGGTCACAGCATTGGAGGGCAGTGTCGCAATAGAAAACAATAGTGGCACCCCCGTCCTCGGCACAGATATTACCGCGACTGAAATCAGGAACTTAATAGGTGTCGGCAGTGTGCAGGCTGTGGCCTTTGGAAACCTATCAACCCCCCAGGTAGCAATAGGCCCTTGGAAAATCACAGAGTCTGGTAACTCCCTGTACTTCAAGTATGGAACCAGCAGCGTCAACAAAGTACGCATAGATTCCAATGGTGACATCCGAACAGTAGGCGATGTAATAGCAGCAGCGAGTATTTAATATATGGGACAAATTCTACCTCTACGTAAACTTTCTGACGTAGGAGTAGTCACTGACCAGAGTCCCAGCAGTCTACCCCCTACGGCATTCACCAGGGCCAAGAACGTCCGGTTTGACGAGGGTGCTGTTGTAAGGTCCCCAGTCTTTCGCAGAGTAAAAGATATCCCTAGCAACTTCAGTACCAGGCACGTATTTGGTATCGAAGCAGCCAGCGGTTACAACACTGTGCTGTTAGTGTCGGATACCTTCGTACTCAACGAGTATTCCAACGGTACCCTTAGTGACCGCAGCGGATCTATCTCGGCTATGTCTGCATCTGATGCTGCCTACACAGGAACATCCCTGGCTGACGTAATCTATGTCAACCGTGAGGACCGTGTGCCTGTCTTCCGCACTGCCGGTGGTACTAACTTTGCGGACCTAACCAACTGGAACTCAGGTTGGAGAGCAGGCTCCCTTCGGTCCTATGGCGACTTTATGATTGCCATGAACATGTCCGAGGGTGGCACTGATTACCCCAGCAGAGTAAGGTTTTCCAACCTGGTGTTGTCTGGCCAGGTTCCTGATTCTTGGGATGCATCAGACACCACAAAGTCGGCAGGCTTCATTGACCTGGTCGATCTCAAGACCCCCATCATCGATGGTTTCCCTTTAGGTAAAAACTTTATTATCTACAGTGCCGACCAGGTTTACCTGATGGAGTTTGTCGGTGGTACCTTCATTATGAATACCCGCAAGCTATTCTCGGATGCAGGGATCATTAACCAAAACTGTGCCGTCGAAGTAGAGAACCAGCACTTCGTCTTTAGCGAGAATGATATCTATGTCCACAACGGTGGCTCACGTCAATCTATCGTAGATGAACGTGTCAGGAACTACATATTCAATGGCATGGACACAGCTGCCTATCGTAAGTTTTTTGTACAGCACAACCCCGACCTCAACGAAATCTATTTTTGCTATAAGTCGGGTGATGACATGGCCGTGTTCACCGATGGTGAGCGATGCAACCGTGCCGCAGTATTCAACTACAGAAACAGTACCTGGTCCTTCGTGGATATGCCCAATGTGGCCTCCGGTACTATTGCCAATGTTCAGTCTAGTGCGACCTACGCAACAACTGCACTGACCTTTGATACTGCCGGTGGTAGCTACCAGAGCCAGTCTAGTGGTTTTGATTACCACACTTTGTTTGTCGGTGACTCTGTCGGTGCAATAACTGAAAACGGCCTCTACGGTTTAGACAATGCAGACACCGGTACCCTAAGTTTCCCCATGGATACCAATGCAACCAGGCCAGCGTTCCTTGAGCGTGTCGGTATTGACCTGGACGAAATGTCTCAACTGTCTGGTTACAAGATAATCAACAAGCTATACCCTCAGATTGAGACCCCCAGCTCAGACAAAGTGTTTAACTTTTCTATGGGTGGGGCCAACCTTTTATCCGATGCCCCTACCTACGAAACCACAGTATCTTTTGACTCGTCGGTAGACTACAAGATCGACTCCAGGGCATCAGGCCGGTACCTGTCCTACAAGGTGGATATCCCTGTATCTAAAGACTTTAGTTTCACTGGTTTTGATTTGGACGTGTCGATCACTGGGAGAAGATAAATGCCCATCAATAGAAACACCGACCTAATCCTAAACAGGTACACAAGGTCCAGCGTACCCGACGATACCGATGACCTCCCCAGGTACCTCACAGAGGAACTACAGCGGCTTGAGAGTATCGTCAGGGACATGAGCGATGCTGCTGTACAGGCTACGGACAACCCCCCGCCCATCCCAAAGAAGGGCATGGTCCGGTTCAGTATCCTCCCCTGGAATCCCTTGGGCAACAACGCCCAGCAGCTGGTCGTCTACAACGGGACGGCCTGGGTGGCGGTATGAATATAGACAAGTCACTAAAGGCAGCAGTAACCCACCTAGAGAATACCCTGGAACAGACTATTGAATCTGGAGAAGCTGAGTGCGCTATTGACCAAAGTAGTCTACGTCACTTTTTCACTGAATCTATAGATGAATATGGCTGCGGAACTTATACCAGGGAACTCACCGTGCCAAAGGGCCTAGTGTTTGTCGGGAAATTACATCGGCATTCTCATGTGGCCTTTTTACTAGAAGGCGAAATGCTAGTTGTATCCGCGACTGGCAAAGAGAGAATAAAGGCCCCGCACACATGGGTGTCTCCCGTAGGAGCAAAGAGAGCATTCTACGCACTAGAGAAATCAATACTTTCAACAGTGCATATCACGAAACACTTAACAACAGATGAGATAGACAGAGTAGAGGACGAGGTGATTGCCCCGTCTTATGAATCTATGGGTCTCGAAGAGCCCGATCTCAGTCTTTTATTGGAGAAAAAATAATGTCTTGGATAGCAACGGCAGTAGTAGGCAGCGCAATTATAGGTGGCGCGGCAAGTAAGAGCGCAGCTAAGTCTGGAGCCGCAGCCCAAGACAGGGCAACAGAAGCCAGTTTAGAAGCATTTAATTTTAGTAAACCCTACATTAAGCGATCATACGACGCTTCCGAAGGTTTTAACCAGGACGTTTTAAACACCGGCAACTATCAGGGTCAAACATTTGCTAACACACCTTGGCAGATGACCAGGGGTAACGCGATGATGGCCAGCATGGGCAACCGTTTGATGCCTATGGGTTTCGACATGGCTAACACTGGGTCTGCTTTTGCGAACAACTACGGTGACCTCTTTGCACAGTCTCAGGCAGACCGAATGGGTACTGCCCAGCAGTATGCCCTGGACAATAGTCAGCCTCTAATCAATGCAGCAATGCGCGATGACTATAGAAATCTTACTGAGAAAACTTTGCCTGGTATAAACATGGGCGCGTCCGGTAGCGGCAACATGAACTCTTCGAGAGCGGGTATTGCGGATGCTGTTGCTAACCGAGGTTTCAATGATCGCCAGGCTGATGTCACTGCGAGCATCCAGAACCAGCTAATGAACCAAAGCCTGGGACAGCAGAACGCTCAGTTCAACCAGGCAATGGCAGCCAACGATGGACTATCAGATGCCTTTAAGCAGGGAATCAATGCAGCAGGCACAGGTGGCGACTGGATGACTGGTGCTGGCGCAAACTTGATGAACATTGATCAGCAACAACTCAACGATCTTAAAGCCAGGTTCGAGGCTGAACGAGACTTTGCATTTAACCAGCAACAAAAGTTTCAGCAGGGCACATTGAACAATGCCGTCTATGACACCGGAAATGTAAGCCCAAACATGTGGAATCCAGGCATGTCTACTTTTGGCGGTGCAATGCAGGGGGCAGGGACGATGCTAGATATGATTAAAACTTTTAAAGAATTGTAAGGAATAAACCATGTATATACCTCTAATGCCTTACATGGCGTACAAATATTTTACTGGGGGCGATGAAGAAAATCAGAACGCCAGGTCGCCACAGAACGTCCCAAACATGAACACTGCGGGTCTTTTGACCCAGGCTGGCATGAATCAGTTTGCCCCTACCCAGGGTGTTCCTCCTTTGTTGGCACGTCCAGGTACAGGCCCAAGTGTACCTCCACTGCTGGCACGTCCTCCCCAGGCTCCCCAGGGTGTTCCCCCTCTCCTGGCTCGTCCCAGGACCGCACAGGACGTGCCGTCGATGGGCACAGGTGGGCCTCTTACTAGATCAGCAATGGATGCAGCAGCAGGCATTACTCAGCGTCCTGCTCTCTCTGCCAACGGCCAGCAAAACTTTGTAATGCAGCAGCAGCCTCCTGTTCTGTCTATAGGGGCTAATGCACCTCAAGGTCCTTACCAGCAGGGCCAGGGAGCAATCCTAAATAACCCAGGCAATGCTGCCCCAAGTGGACCTCCCGTAGAGACTCCACCGGCAGCTACAAGTGTAGAAACCGGTAACCGAAGAGATGGTACTCAGGTCGGCCAGGCTAACCCAGGCAAAGACTACTCTCGACTAGCGGAACGTCTCATTCGTATGGGTGGAGCGATGAATGCAAATGCTCACCTGGGCGGCAGCGCAATGCTTGGAGCTATGGCAGAGCAGCAGGGAATGATAATAAACGAGGAAGAAGCCCAGCGTAATGCTGAAGCTGATCGCCAACTGTCAGCGGCCTCGGCTTACCAGGATGCGATCCTGGAGCAGCAGGACCTTCTGAATGGCATGAGTGACCAGGATAGAAAACTTGCTGATGCTTTTGATAAGTTCAATACATTTGGAAACAACGTCACAGGTGTCATCGACTCAACTGCGAAATCAGCCTGGGACAACACACCATTTGGTGATCCCAAGCGAGAAGCGTTCCGAACTGAACTCAAGGCCATCATGGTCGACGAAACTCTTTTGCGAACTGCTAATACCAAGGGTGCTATCTCTGATAAAGAAATGGCCCTGTTCCAATCTGCGGTTCCAAGCATGAACCAGTCAGAAGAAGTCTGGAAAGCATGGATCACAGCACGTCGAGAAAACATAGCCGTAATCAGAAACAGACTTGCCAACGGAATCACTGTGTCCCGTGATGCTGATATTGGATTCAAAAATAAATATGAAGCGCCAACGACATCTTCTGTCCAGCCC